CGCTCAAGTGGCGGCGATCGCTATTTGTTTATAGACCCCAAATGCAAGCACACGATTAAGAGCCTTGAGCGTCAGACGTACAAAGAAGGAACGAGCCAGCCTAACAAAGATGGCTTTGACCACCTGAACGATGCACTAGGCTATTTGGTCGAATTTTTATTCCCTGTACGAACTGAGTACAAGGTAGAACAGCCTACAAGGTGGACTTAATGCGTAGCACAGACATTCAATACACTCACCCAGATTACGATAATAACAAAGATCGCTGGGAGTTTTACCTCCGCTCTTACATGGGTGGCGAGGACTACAAAAACGGCGGTTACCTAACCAAGTACATTAACGAGGACAAGGATAGCTATGCTCGACGTATAGACCTTACCCCTATCGACAACCACTGCAAGAACATCGTTCATATCTACAGTAGCTTTTTGTGGCGCATTCCACCCGTACGGCAGTTTAACAGTATCGCTGAAGACCAAGTACTTGCTCAATTCATAAAGGACTCAGACCTTGACGGCAAAGGCTTTGATGCTTTTATGCGTGAGGCTCAGGTATGGTCAAGCGTTTACGGGCATGTCTGGCTAATGGTAGATAAGCCTGCATCAAATGCTGGTACAAAGGCTGAAGAAATTAGCCAAGAGATTAGACCATACGTCACAATGTTTACGCCTGAAAACGTATTCGATTGGAAGTGGACAAGAACTGCCTCTGGCCGTTATGCCCTTACTTATTTAAAGGTTCGCGAGTCGGTAGATAAGATTGACGACACTACTACTGAAGCTTATTTCAGAATATGGACAGAAACTGAGATTGAAAGCTGGCATTGCGTAAACGACAGAGAAACTAAGATCGACACAGTACCTAATCCACTGGGACGTATTCCTGCGGTGTATTTGCCTGCACAGCGTTCAGTAATTAGAGGCATCGGTATTAGCGACCTGTCAGACGCTGCTTCAATGCAAAGAGCCATCTATCAAGAGCTTTCAGAAATTGAACAGCTAATTCGCATATCTAATCACCCAACTTTGGTGAAGACCTTTGGCACTGACGCAAGCGCAGGAGCAGGTGCAATAATCAACATGCCTGACGATATGGACGCTAACATGAAGCCGTATCAGATGCAGCCAAGCGGTTCAAACTTAGACGCTGTACGAGCAAGCATTAACGATAAGGTAGAAGCCATTAACCGTATGTCTCACATGGGCGCAGTTCGTGGCACTCAGGCAATGACTCAGTCTGGCGTGGCTATGCAAACAGAGTTCCAGATGCTTAATGCTAAGTTATCTGAGAAGGCTGACATATTGGAGCTTGCTGAAGAACAGTTGTGGGGCTTCTACTGCATGTGGCAGCAACAGACAAGTGATGTAGAGGTATTCTACCCGAACTCATTTGACCTGAGAGACTATGACAAAGAGCTGACCTTCTTGCAATCCATGCGGGCATCTGGCGTTAAATCGACAACCCTAATGCAGCAGATTGATAAGCAGATTGCTGACCTAGTGCTTGATGACGAAGAGCTGGCAAAAGCTCACGTTGAGATTGAATCAAACTCACTGGGACTTGGGCAGTTTGCACCAGTAGAGCAAGCTACTGAGATTCAGCTTTAATGGCTAGTGCTGACGCTTACGCAGAAATACTCGATAAGCTTGCAGATAAACATCAAGCAAGACTTGCCGCTGCTTTGAGGTTATTGGAAGCAAGGTTGATACAGTTTATGTCTGGTGCGCCACTCAACGGCGGCAATCTATTTGACTTGGCTTGGGCTATTGCTGCAAGACCTCAAATTAAAGCCCTAATAAACGAGGTGTATTTAAGCGAGGTGCAGTCGGTACTCAACGAGTACACATCGGTGGTGGAGTCCAACTACAAGCTGCTTAGTAAGTATGGGAGCTTCACGAAGATAGACCCAGCGGTAGTATCGCAATTACAGAAGCTTTCGTTTCAAGGCTTCGAGGCTATAGCTAATGAGTATCTTGACACTATTTCTACAGGGCTTTATCAAAGCACATTAACTGGTAGACCTTTCGCTGAAACAATAACTAACCTGCAAGGTGCTATCAATGGCGTATACGTTCAGGCCGACGAAGAAGAAGCGGCTAGGCTTGTTGAGATAGCTAAGAATGGTTCGCCCAAGCAGGCGGCCAGTGCCATAGAAAAACTGCACACAAAGTTTGGTAGAGATAGAAGCGGAGACAATCTGGCACGATATAGTAACGTCTATGTGCAGGACAGCTTGATGCAGTTTAATGCTTCAATCACTACATCAACTGGGTTTGCCTCTGGGGCTAAGAAATGGCTTTACTATGGCTCAATTATTAGAGACTCAAGAGATTTCTGCAAGGAACATGCAGGCAAGACTTATACTAATGAACAGATTGCCGAGATATGGTCGGGAAGCTGGGGCGGTAAAGCTCAAGGCGACCCATTTATAGTGAGAGGCGGGTATAACTGTCGCCACCACTGGGTTCCGGTGTTTGATTAACTTTTAAAAAAATGTGCTAAACTTACAATTCTAAAACTACTCGAAAGAGGTTGCGTTACATGAGCGAAGAAATCATGGTTACAGAAGTTGATACTGAGACAACAGCTACAGAAACTCAGGCTAAGACGTTTTCGCAAGCAGAAGTTGACCGTATGATTGCTGACAGAGTTTCACGAGAGCAGCGCAAGTACGAAAAGCAATTGTCAGGCATTGATATTAACGAAGCCAAGCAGTTACTTTCCGAAAAGCAGAATGCTGAAATCGAGAGACAAAAGGAACGCGGTAACTTTGAAGAAGTGTTGCGGAAAACAGTGGAAAAGAAAGATGCAGAAATTAAAGCCTACCAAGCCCGATTGCAATCGACATTGATTGACGGAGCTTTGTTAAGTGCTGCTAGTTCTGCAAATGCTTATAACCCTGAACAGGTTGCCACTTTGCTTAGAAATCACATTAAGCTGTCAGACGATGGCTCAGTGGAAATAATCGACGACAATGGTTCGCCAAGGTATAACGATGCAGGTAACCTGCTCACCGCCACCGAGCTAGTGTCAGAATTTTTAATGACTAACCCTCACCACGTCAAAGCAGGTTTGCAAGGCGTAGGTAGCAAGGGTAATGTTGGCGGCTCGTCAATTAAGACAATGACCCCAGCAGAAATGGTGGCTAACTGGAGTAATGGAGGCAAAGAAGCATTTGCTGCATTACAGAAGAAGGCCAAATAAAACTCTTTTTTTTATAGGTAATTTAAAATGGCTATTACTACTTCAACAACTCTTGACGACCTGTTTGCTAACATCATTCTACAGGCTCGTTTCACTGCCGAAGAACAGTCACTTATGGCTGGCCTTGTAACTCGTTATGACATCGGTGCTCAAGCCGGTAAAACTATCCAAGTGCCTAAGTACCCAGCTATCGCTGCTGGAAACCTTACCGAAGGCACTGACATGACTTCAACCACTGTATCTACTTCAAGCGTCACTATTGACGTATCTGAAGTTGGTGCTCAAGTGCTGTTGAGTGATGTGGCTATGATGGGCGCAGGCAATCCTGCTGTTGAGCTTGGTACTGTTCTTGGTAACGCTATTGCTACCAAAATGGATCAAGACCTTATCGCCCTGTTCTCTAGCTTTAGCGTCGCTTTGGGTGCTGCTGGTCAGGAACTAACTGTAGCTGATATTTTCAAAGCTGCTGCACGTTTGCGCGCTGCCAAGGTTCGCGGTGTGATGAACTGCGTTGTACACCCTTTCCATGCTTATGCCCTAAAAGCCAACCTGACCAATACTTTCGCTAACCCTAACGGCGGCGAGCTTCAGAACGAAGCAATGCGTAATGGTTATGTAGGCACTATCGCTGGTGTAAACATCTACGAATCTGCCAATATCTCTATTGACGGTTCTGATGATGCTGTCGGCTTAGTGTTTGCTCCTGAAGCATTGGCTCTTTGCATGAAGCGTGACTTCGCAATCGAGACTGAGCGTGATGCATCTTTGCGTGCTTGGGAATTGAACGCGACTGCTGTTTACGGTGTAGGTGAGCTTGATGACACTTACGGCGTGAAGATGACTTTCGACGCAGCACTGTAATGTAAAACCTAGCCCACTCTTTCGGGGGTGGGCTTTTTACAGAGGTATAACATGGCATTCTCAACTGATGCAGATTTAACGGAATTATTGCCAGACATTCTGACTCTTGGCATTGCTTCGTTTACTGAAGAACATTTAAAGGCTCAGGCTGATATTGAGCGTGAGTTACGCACTAAGTGGTGGGGTAAGAAAGGCTTAAGCGGAGAGATGGACTCAACGCTACTGACAGACAGTCAGTTCACCTTGGCTTCTAGCTACCTAGTGCTATGGAAATATGCGCTACCGCAGTTGACTAACTGGGTAGATGGTGACCGATTTCAACAGATGATTGATTTTTACAAGTCGCGATATGGCGAGGAAATGAACTCTGTATTCCTTGACGGCATTGATTACGATGCTGATAACGATGGCATTGTAACCGAGTCGGAAAAGGTTTCTATCGGTGGCAATAGGCTAGTGCGATAATGCAGATTTCAGTAGAAGGCAATTTCAAAGGGATTAACAAATTCCTTTACGTAACTAAAAAGCGGTTACAGGAAAGCCTTAAAAATGCGTTATCTATTACAGCACAAGATGGCGTAAGAATTATCAAAGAAAGAACTGCAAAGGGTGAAGGGTATAAAGGAAAGTTTGCCCCTTACTCGAAAGGCTATGCAGAATTAAAGGCTAACGGCTGGAAAGCTGGGACTTTTGAAAACGACCCGCGTTCTTTTAGCGGTGATGCTTCTAGGGTGGTAAACTTATTCGTGCGAGGCGCGATGCTTGGAGGAATGGCTACTACTGTTGATAATGAAAAAGCTACCATCTATTTCACAACGTCAGAGCTTTCAAAACGAGCTGAAAAGAATGACAAAACAAGGCCGTTCTTTGGATTTAATGCCAGAGAACAGACTGAGCTTGGTAAGACTTTTATTAGGTACATGAAATGAGTGTAAGGGAAAGTATAGCTGAAAACATCGTTACCACCTTAAGGGCTATCACCAGCCCCGTAGCGGTTAGTTATGTTACACGAGAACCCTTTGCTTTTGACAAGCTATCCAATGCTCAGTACCCCGCTATATTGGTAAGGACTGCCGGAGAAGATCGCTCAGACGCAACTGTAGGTGGCTCTATAGGCAAAAGAGCAGGCACTTTGAACTATGAAATTATTTGCTTTGTAAAATCTGGACAGATAGACCAAGCCAGAAACAATATAGTCGAAGCAGTAGAAGAAGGACTTGACGTAGACAGGACACGCGGTGGCTACGCTTTAGATACTCAAATAACCGCGATTGAAATTGACCAAGGGTCGCTTGACCCGATTGGCGGTGTTATACTAAACGTCCGTGTACTGTATCAATATACTCGCGGCACAACTTAATTTTATTTATGAGGTTTTACTAAAATGGCTACAATTACTGGTCAAAGCGGTGTTGTTAAATTATCCCTAGTTGGCGGAAGTGTTGCCCAAGTTGGGGAGGTTCGCTCGTTCACTATTGATGGTTCAGCAGATACCATTGAAGATTCTGCTATGGGCGATACTGCGCGTACATACAAGTCTGGTCTTGAAAATAACACAGTAGCTCTTGAATGCTATTGGGACGAGCTAGATGCACAACAATTAGTTTTAGATAATCGTGCTGCAATTTCTTTTGAGATTTATCCAACTGGAACTGGTAGCACTCACAAGTATTACACTGGCGTGGGCTTGGTTACTTCTAAGTCAATTACTGCTTCATTTGACGGCATGGTCGAAGCAAGTTTTGGCATTCAAGTAAACGGCGCACTTTCTGAAGTAACAGTACCGTAAGGGGTTAGCATGGGATTAGCTAGAGATTTAAGAAGCAGAAGAACTGTTGCAGTTAAAGAGGTGCTCGTTAAAGAATGGGCTGACGAATCTGGAGAACCGTTCAAGTTGTATTGCAGGCCAATTACCTGTTATGACTTAAATGAATTGCAGAAACGTCACCCAAACGTAATGAGCAATACTTCAGTAGCATCAATGGTTGACCTGATTGTAATGAAGGCAGAAGATCAAAGCGGAGAACGACTGTTTAAAGCTGAAGATCGCATTGACTTAATGGGCGAAGAAACTGCTGTTATATCAGAGATAGCTAACCAAATGTTTAACAACATTGTGTCTGCGGAGGCTCACGAAAAAAACTTAGAGCCGATCTGACTAGGGTAAATCTTATATCCCTAGCTGATCGGCTTCACATGAGTATAGCGGAAGCGGAGCAGATGTCGGTTAGCGAGTTTAACGAGTGGCTTGCTTATTTTAAAATAATGAGTGAACAAAAAAATGGCTGACCAAAACTTTAACATCGTAATTCGCGCAATCGACAACTTCGAGTCCGCTTTTCAAGGAATGAAAAAGCAGTTTGACAAACTAAACAAGTGGATAGACGGCTATGCTAAACGATGGCCTTTACTCACAAAGGCTATTCAAAAATCCGCACAAATGATTTCCAGCGCAATAAGCGGCATCGCCAAGTTCGGTGCCGTTTCTATTGCTGCATTTGGCTATTTCATAAAAAGAAACATTGAAGCCATTGATACGATGGGGAAGCTTGCAACCTCTATCGGAACAACAGTTACAACTCTATCAAAGCTAGAATACTCTGCATCATTGTCTGGTGTGGAGGTAACACAATTGTCTGCATCGCTTAAAGGCTTTGTACGCAAAACTGCCGAAGCTGCAAAAGGCACAGGTGAAACTGTAGCATCATTTAAACGGCTTGGACTAAGTGCTAAAGACCTTCAAAAATTAAGCCTAGACGAACAACTGCTAATTGTCGCTGATGCCTTTGGTAACGTAACTAACTCAGGCGATAAAGCAGCGATTGCCGTTAAGCTGTTTGAGGAAGGCGGAGTTGGCTTGCTTAACATGTTCGAGGGGGGCTCAAAAGCTCTGCGCGAAATGTGGCAAGAAGCAGATACTCTTGGGCTTGTTTTAAGCCATGGAGCCTACGAAGGTGTTGCCAAGGCTAATGATGCACTTACCCGCTTATGGTCTTTGGTTACAGGTTTGGCAAGACAGGTCACTGGTGCACTGGCTCCGGTAATTGAGCTGCTGGCAACCAAAATGAAGGACTGGGCTCTATCAATGGTAGACCCAGAAAAAGGCATAAAAGGAATCGGTGAATCAATTGCTAGGTATTTGGTTCGCGGGTTGGTAGTTGCTCTGCGAGCTGTTGAAGGTATTGTGCAAGGAGTGCAGATAGCTATCAGAGAAATCGCTGCATTTGGTAATGCCATCAAGAGGTATATTAACGGCGATGAAATATCTGAAGTAACCTTACAAATTGAAACTTTGCAAGCAGAGCTTAATAGGTTACAAGGTATTAGTAATGGCAGCGACCATCAATTCAGAATTATTAGCGAAAAAGCTCAAGCAGAAAATGCTGAAAGAGTTACTGAGTTAAGTGGTCAAATTGATTTGCTTAAAGCCAAGCTTGTTGAGTTAAGAGGCGCGGAGGGAGCGGAAACCCCCTTATTCTCTTTACAGTCAACCATCGACCAAGTAAATGCTCTTGCTGAAGCTATTGGCTCAATGTCGCTATTTGAAGGCATGGAGCCTATTAAGGCTACTGGAGCATTCAACCCTAGCTGGTGGGAAAGCTTAAAAATTAAAGCGGGTGAATTTAAAGACTCTATTTCAGGAACGTACAATACGTTACAAGAAAACGGGGCTTTATTTAATTTCCAAAGCGACATGAATAACCTAGTAACAGGGTCAATCAATTCTGTCACTGACGGACTTATGAATGCCATTACTGGAGCAGAAAGCTTTGGTGATGCCATGAAGGGTATGGCAAAAAGCATCGTTGATTCGCTTTTAAAAATGTATATCCAGTACATGATTGTTAAGCCTTTATTTGACATGATGTTCCCCAACGCAGCCCCAGCGGTACCTCCAAGCGCTGCGCCACGTCCAAGAGCAATAGGAGGCTCAGTACAATCTGGTCAACCTTACATGGTGGGTGAGCGTGGACCTGAATTATTTGTACCTAACTCACAAGGCTCAATCGTCCCTAATAAGAGCATGGGCGGGGACTCTGGCAGTATAGTTGTAAACCAGACTATCAATATAACGACTGGAGTGCAGCAGACCGTTCGTGCCGAGATTGCTACCCTGATGCCACAGATCGCAAACGCTGCCAAAAGTGCCGTTGCTGATGCTAGAATGCGAGGCGGTAGTTACAGCAAGTCACTGGTAGGAGCATAAAAT